CCCGTTCAAACTGTTGCCTCGGCGGGGCGTAAACAGCAAGGACGCAGAACCGTGAAACTCACCCGTTCACAAGTAGCGATAGCTAAAAAATTAGGGGTGCCACTAGAAGAATACGCGAAATTCGTGAAGGAGTAGATTATGACTAAAAGTACAGTAAAGAAAACCTCACGCGCGAGCCAAGAGAAGAAGGATATTCGTAAAAAATCTTGGACGCCACCATCAAGTCTAGATGCACCACCTGCACCGCAAGGTTATTGCCATAGGTGGATTAGGGTAGAAAGTGTTGGTTTTATGGATTCAGGAAATGTTTCCAAAAAACTAAGAGAAGGTTGGGAATTTGTTCGAGCTGAAGAAGTGCAGAATGAAATCGGTGACCATGACTATCCAATAATTCACGAGGGCAAACATCAGGGGTTAATCGGGGTTGGAGGCCTTGTGTTGGCAAGGATACCTGAGGAAATAGTTGAACAACGCAAGAAGTATTTTAGAGATATTACTTCTGACCAAGTAAAAGCAGTTGATGAAGACATTCTAAGGGAACAACGACCAGAGATGCCTGTCAATATTGACAGACAGTCTCGTGTAACTTTTGGTGGTAACAGAAAGTCTTAATTTTTTAGTTTTTGTAACCACATTTGTTTAACTATTTTTATGGAGTTTAATTATGGCAAACCAAGATTCTGCATTTGGTATGCGTCCGATAGGCAGAGTAGGTGGAACACCCTACACTGGAGGACAAACTCGTTATAGAATAGCTGCGAATTATGGAACATCAATCTTCAAAGGTGACATGGTAGCCCAAGTCACTGGCGGAACAGTTGAGGTACATGCCGATGGTGGCACAGTTCCTATCGTGGGTGTTTTTAACGGATGTCGTTTTACGGACCCAACCAGTGGAAAAGAAACTTTTTCCAATCATTACCCTGCGAGCACAAATGCTTCTGATATTGAAGCGTTTATAATTGACGACCCAATGGTTATATTTGAAATTCAAGCAGATGCTGCTTTTCCTATAGCTGACTTATTCGGTAACTTTGATATCGTTTACACATCAGCTGGAAGCACAACAACCGGTATATCTGGTGCTGAATTAGATGTAACTACTGGAGCAACTACTGCTGCATTACCTTTGAAGGCGATCGATATTTCAAGAGATCCTAACAATAGTGATGTTGGTAGTGATGCAACCAATGTGCGCGTAATTATTCAAAACCACATATTCGGCCAAAAAGGCGCCGGTCTAGCTTAGGAGGTTAATTATGGCTATTTCAAGATCCCAACTAGTCAAAGAGTTAGAGCCTGGGCTTAACGCTCTTTTTGGACTAGAGTATAACCGTTATGAAAACGAGCATAGTGAGATCTTTGATTCAGAAAGTTCTGATAGAGCTTTTGAAGAAGAAGTGATTCTATCCGGTTTCGGGGCGGCTCCTGTAAAATCTGAAGGTGAAGGTGTTGCATTTGACACAGCACAAGAAGGTTTCACAGCGAGGTACACACACGAAACTATCGCAATGGCTTTTGCTATTACAGAAGAAGCAATTGAAGATAATTT